TGGCATGGGAAAGAATGTAGTCCGTGCGGTTTTCAAGATTTTTCATTTCAAGCCATGTTGCCATGGTTTCACCGACAATGTCTTGCTCAGTGAAGAATTTCAAAAAATCGTCCTTGACCTGATTATATTCATCATCACCGCAGAGGTCTTTCAGCGTTGCCATAAGGTCATTCGTTGCCTTACGCACTTCAAGTTCGCTTTGTATCAGCTCTTTGCAGAGGTCTTTCAAAGACGGAAGTTCTTCCTTTTCAAACGTGTCAACATAGCGTGGAATGTTCAAATTGTAGTCATTCTTAGCAATTTCCTCATAGCTTGCCACGTTTGAGAATTTTTCAACAACACTGCGGCTGTGATATGTATCGGCTATTTTCTGAATGTGCTCGTCCGTCATGACGTTCTGCTTGCCGTGCTTTTCAAAAAGCTTTTCGGCACTGATAAACAAAATGTCTCTCGTTTGCTTGTTCTTGCTGAAGACGATAACATTGACAGGTATGCAGGTATTCAAAAACATATTTTCAGGCAATGAGATAACTGCGTCTATCAAATTATTTTCTATGAGTTGCTTGCGGATCCTGCCCTCTGCATTACCTCTAAAGAGAACGCCTGTAGGCAAGATATAGAATGCCTTGCCCACGTCCGACAGCCTCGACAAGCCGTCAAGTACAAACGCATAGTCACTAGCTTTAGCAGGTGCAAGGTCATAGCCCTCAAAGCGTGGGTCTGATTTCGGCTCCCATTTCAGCGAATAAGGTGGGTTTGATATGACAACGTCCGTTGTATTCTCTTCATAAGTATCAACAACTTCTATATCGCTGAACTCGTCCGATTTGCACAGCTTATAAACTTTCTGCACTTCGTTAAGCAAAACATTTTTTTGAACAACAATGGCATCTTTATTGCGTATCACAAGGTTGAGAAGCAACACAGGAATACTCATTTGCGATAATTCTTCGCATTGAAAGACGCTATCCCTATCCATACCAACCGACAGTGCGCCAGTTCCTGCACAAATATCAATTATCTTCCCTGACTTTGGTGCAAGCTTGGAAATCAACTTGCACAGACAATCGGGCGTATAATCCTGCTTTAGATTACTGCGGTTTGCGTTATTCTCTTGAAAATAGTCACGCAGGCAATCATTGTTGCCATTGAAACCCTGTTTGACAAATTCCTTGCATAGCTTGTCTTTTTCAGCCTTGTCAAGAAGTTTCGCAAGAAGCACCTGCGGAAGTTCAAAACTTTCTTTTATGCCAAATAGATTGTTAATTACTTCGGTTGTCACTTTTATCTCCTTATATCAAACTTTCAAATTCTTCCTGCCGATTATAATAGACCACATATGCGTCCAATAGCGCCGCAAGTCCGTCTATTCTCTGCGTTCGGTCAGATTTTTTGCACGGCTGAATGTTGCCGTTGACATCTGTCTTTACAGCCGTATTCAGAAAACACCATTTGTCAATCGGATTGTTGTCGTAAACAATGTTGTGTCGCTGAAATTCAGCTTTCAGGTTTTTCATCGGGTCAGACAGTGTGATAACGCCCTGGCGCACAGGTACTAAAACGCCCTTGCCAAACTCTTCTTCAAACGCCTTTATCAGCTCGTCCGAAACGTGCCAAGGGTCATAGCCGATAGCCAACGGATAAATATCTTCTTTATCCCTCAGTTCCAAAAACCAGTCTAGGATAACACGCTTGTTGACTTTGTTTCCCTCACATGTTCTCAGCAGACCTTGCGATTTCCACAATTCATACGGCACACTATCTCGTCCACGTCTGTCGCCCTTTTCAGCGTCAGCATCAAGAACGGCTTGCGGAATCCAGTACATAGATTTTACATACAGCCTATCATCATCAGGCTTTTTGCAGATAGCCTTTGCGGCATTCAGGTCTATATAGTCAGCGGCGTCAAAACCACCGATGAAATATCTGAACGGATAGTCCGTGATAGGTTCTTCATTGTTCAGCTCGTCCCACCTCAGCCAGCCGCTTTCGGTATTCTGTGGGAGGTTAAAATCTTTGACCATAACCGTTGCTTTGAAGCTAGGGTCATCTTTGGCTTTCTGCACCATTTGTCGCAGATAGTCTATTGATTTTATCGTACCCAGCCCGGGATTTGCTTTTACCCAACATTCTTCCTTATCCCATTCGTCGGGGCTATCCAGTTCGTTGATAAACGGCAGAAACCTTTTGTTGATTTCCGTCAGCCGTCCGTATAGCAAATTATTTGCATATTCGTATTGGGCGTCAAAGATACCACCACGAACGAAGCCGTTTGTTGTAATGCAAAATAAAATGGGTTGCTGTCTAGCACCCATTGCTTGCTTTATCAAATCATATAGATCTCGGTTCTTTATTGCCGCCAATTCGTCGATAACACCACAGTGAACGTCCAGACCGTCAAGGCTGTTTGAATTGCTGGCAAGAGCCTTTATAAATCCCATGTTCAACGGAAAATACAAATCGACCGCACGTTTACGAATATGCTTGCTCAACAATGGCGATTGTTTTATCATTTTGTAGCAGGCGTTGAAACCTAGCTTTGCCTGATCTAGCATTGTGGCGACGTTATATATCTGCGGTGAACCCTCTCCGTCATTGACTAGCATATCATTTTCGACTGCCGCAATTTCCGTTGTCTTGCCGTTCTTTCGGCCTTCGATTATCAGGCATTCGTTATACTGGCGCAGGTTGTTATCGTCAACAAAGCCGAATAATGCTTGCAGTCTTGCTTTTTGAAACAGCTCCAGCTTCAACGGCTGACCTAGTTTTCCAGACGGCTGCTTGCAGAATTTTTCGATAAAGTCCGTATGCCGTGTTGCAATAGCTTCGTCAAAATGAAATTCATCAGGGCTTGCAAATCTGTTCAACAGCATTTCCGAAACCTTTTTCATTTTCTCACACGCAACGATATTTCCGTCATAAATGCCAGTAAAATATTTTTCAAATTCCGTCAACGCTTTGCACCGCCTAGGAACTCCAGCAACTCGTCGCCCTCAGATTTTTGCAGGCTGTCAAGGATAATATTCTCAACTGTCTTTGCCATTGCGTTGTATTTTCCAATTAATGTTGCATACGCTTTGCTTGCAGGGTGCTCTGTCTTGACAGTAAAACCATTGCCGTTTGTTGCTTCGATGATTGCGCCCTCTGCTTTTATTTTTTTCTGATACTCGCTCAGCAGATTCTCCATGTACTCCAGCTGATCTAACAGCTTTATGCCCAGCTCTCTCTTAGCTGGTTCACAACTATCCACAGCTTTTCGCAGCTCGCTCAAATTCTTTTTGATTTTTGCCATTGTCAGATTACACCCCCTTATGCGATTTTATCGTGCGTAAAAAATGACCTTTGCCCCCTCGGTATTTTAGGAAAAAATTCAGTCCAAATTTGAGGGGGATACGGGCATACCAAATGCGTCAAATTCACATTTTGTTAATTTTTTAGGCGATTTTTGGTAAAAATGACCCTCGAAATTATCATGACATTTTTTGCATACAAATTCGAGATTGGCATGATTTAATGATACCTCAGGGTCACTAATGTTTGCTGGCGTCAACAATGTTCGGTGATGAACGATATATCCAGCACGTTCGTGACATTCTTCGCAAAGACCGCCGTCAATTAATATGCGTTTGTCGATGTAAGATTGGCGACACTTCTTCCATGCCGCTGAGCGATAAAAAGAATATGCAAAGTCTTTCATAGTGCCGCCCCCATAAAATAAAAATGCCACACGTGGGACACATTGCTAAGAGGTGTGTGTGGCTGATTGGTATCGGCGTCAACATCATTGCAGTATCGACCGATATATCCGCCATAGCTAATGCCATAGCGGAAGTCAGGAGATCTAAAGCAAAAGAAGTAAAAAAACATGGAGCAGGTTAAGTGATGGCGCACCGCCCCTGCACATTGCCTGAGGGCTAGCCACTCAGGCGTAAAAATAAGGTTGGCTTTTGTTGAGGAGATAACCAACTGACCTTTCACCCTATCGGGCTATTATACAGTATAGCAGATTAATAACTGCATTTCACTGCATTTCACTGCACTCTTTTGGAACAACGATATGTTTCAGGGCTTCGCCGTGAATTTTATAAATCGTTCGTTCTGAGTAGTTCATATAGTCAGTGATCCCCATTATGTATTCACCATTTTCTTTGTTGAATTTTCCTACCCAGCGTTGATAGAAAAGATACCGCCGTTCAAGGACTTCTCGCTGGTCTGCGTCTGCCACTGCGTCAATAGATTGTTCAATTTGCAGACGTTTGTCAATCAGTATCAGCGCCAGTTCCTGCTGTCTGCGTTCGTATTCTGCTATGCGTTCTATGGTGCTTGACATCTTGTCGCCATTGCAACTGCCATGACTAGCACCTGTGTTTTCGTATGATATGCCAGCATATTCTAGTTGTGACCGCAGTTTCTTGACCTTGTTTTCGATGATTTTTACACGCCGTTCGATTTTATAGGCGTTTTGCAAATATTCTTTTGCTGTCATTTCAACCGCCTTTCTGCACCCTGTCAGTCATTTCCGTTGATATCAGCTCCGACAGGTCAATGCCGTATGTCTCTTTCAGATAGCTGGCGTTGTTATCGTTGTCAAATTCAGCCGTGTCCATGATGTCAAACGTGCTATTCACTGCGTCGATAAATGCACGCAGGCGTTTGCCTTTCCAGCCGTACCACTTATCCAACGTCCACAAAACAGTCGCCATTATCTGTTCTGTGATATCCTGCATTATCTCGCCCTGCAGTTCAATATATCTTTTCTGCATTTCCTTTGCGACCTCTTTTTTGATGTCGCTTTGTCTGACGATGTTCGTTCGTGCTTTCATGGCATTTCACCAGTTTTCAGAAATTCAGGGGTGTCGAAAACATTTCCGACAATTTCGCACATATAAAAATCGCTAGGGTATATGTTTGATGTGTCGCTTTCTCCGAAAAAACCAGTCTCAGGATCAAATTTAATTTCAAAAACCTTTTTGTCAATATGTTTTGAAATATTTCTGTCGCACAGGCAGAGATCCCCCTCAAAAATTTTATTGCCGTTCGTGTCGGTAAGACCTGTATACTGACCGATTGTTTCAGGGTCAACCACATACGCTGTCATGATTGTATCAGCAAACTGCTTGTCGTCAATTACCAAATTTTCACAAACAAGGTGCTCAAAAACAGCACCCTTGTCCTTGAAATATGGACGTTTTCTGACAACGTAATAACCACTTACCCATTTGCCATTGGCAATGCGCTTGCCACGAAATAATATTTCATGCATCGTTATCGTCACTCCTCCTTTATAGTTCTTCTTGTTCCTTCTCTTTCTCGGCAATATACTGCCCAATAACTTCTAATATTCGACTTTGCAATGCATAAGAAATTTCAATCTCGCAAACGTCTGGAACACAAGTCTGCCTTCTTTTAAATTTAAACTTTGGCTTTGTAAAAATCAAAGTTGGACAAGAACTGGAACGAGTGCAAAATCCTTTTACAAATGTTTGTATAGGTCTTATTTCTTCCTCAATCTCTTTATATTTTTTGTATTGTTTATCTGTCATTGCTGTCACCGTCCATTCTTGCTCCGCAATTCGGGCAGAACTGCGATTTTCTGTTATTCCACATATCACAGCAGGAAGATACAACACCCTCTTTAATTGTCGTGCCACTTCTATATTTGTTCTGCCAGTATCCACGCTTGACCTCCTGCACGGCTGTGGTAGGCTGTTCGTTGATTATATCGGCAATGCTGCTGTTATCACCCAGAATGCCTGTTATGCCCTTTTCGTATATCGGCATACACGCCGCCGATAATTCGTTAATCAGATTGTCCGCGTCAATGTATTTTGCCATGTTATCCCTCCTCATTATTCAAGCCAGATTTTGCTATATTCATCGAAACTTCCGACAAGCTTATCAAATGCTTTCACTTCGACGCTGTATTCATACCAGTCTTTTGCGTCCGCTTTGTCATATGCCGTTTCAATGTCCTTTATGATCTGCAAATATGAGGTATTTTGGTCTTTCAAGATATCAAAAGCAGCTTTCAAATAGTCATATTTGTATTGGACGTTGAGGTAAGACACTGCAAGCCCAAAGCATTGTCCACAAACGGACAGCAGCTCGTCCTTCGTAAGACGTTTAAGTCTCTTTGCGCTCTCACTTGATGCACATTTCGTGTCATATGACGAAAGTGCAAAGTAATCTTCTTCAAAGCTATCATATCCATAGCACTTGAACGGACTATTTCCGTTTAGCATTATTCCGACAAAAAAATCGTCAAAATGTTCTGACACATAGGTATCATTGACAATGCCCCTCAAACTATCACACTCATACGAAAGGTCTGAGAACATCATTTTAAATTCCTGCTCCTGCTCGTCATCTCCGTCAAGTGCGTTGAGAAGCGTATCATCATCGCCGCTGAAGTAATACTGATATTCCTCGCAAACGGAACTGATGTCGTATAGCTGAGATGTTATTTCCTCAAAATTGAGCTGCGATACAATTGCTTTCTTATAGCGCAGGTTTTTGGCTTTTTCAGCTTTTGTCACTTTTCTCCCTCCTAAAACGTCACTGTCACATTCAACACAGCCGCTGCTATCCAGTAGACGGCTTTCTTGTAATCTTTTTGCACGGCATATATAATTGCCGCTCCCACGTCCAGTAAAATCAGCAGCAGTGGGAATATGTATTCGGGTTTGATTTTTGTCATGCTATTCCTCCTCACTTCCCCATTGTTCAGCCATTGCTTGTGCTATGCCTGGAAATGTTTTGGCCCTTTTCTTACTGTCGTGAAGCATTCCGTGGTTTGTGCGTGCAGTGCCGTCCGCCTTTTTGCTACCACCCGACACCCATGAACATATGGGTGTAACAATATTTGTCGGTATCAATTTAGGCAGATTTTTCAACCACAAACATGTTTTTTTGCTGTATGGGTGTCCATATTCGTATGGTTGTATAATCTGCGTGTATTTTGGCAACCGATATACACCAGATGCTATTGGGTTTTCAATAGCTATTCTTTCAATAGGTGCATGAATAAATTTTAGGAAAAATTCTTTTGCGTCTTGTCCCTTTTCAAATCTTTCAAGATCAATGTAGCTTTTTTCATTAATTTTTTTGTACAGCCGTACTGCCCCTGCGTTGCTAAGATATGTACACGGCGGATGAGCTATCAGCAAATCCCATTTGTCTACCGTATGTGTCTGTCCGTCGCAAGTGGTGAAATCTACATTGCCGTTGATAACGGTCAGAGCATTGCCTGATATGTGCCACTCAGGGTGACCGCCTGAACACATCTGAATGTCGCAGCTGTACGCTTCGTGACCTTTTGCACGAAACGCCTTGCAGACCTCTTGTGATTCTTCGCATGCTATTAACACCTTCATGTTATCTCTCCTTCTAGTAGTCTTGTCCTATACTGCAAAACCACTCAAAAAACGCCCGCAACGGAATTGTTCCATAGTAAACAACAAACTGCACAGGCTCCAGTATTATGCACCCTATCATGTACAGTACGCATAACACCTTGCGTTTCTTGTCCGTAAGCTTTCTTATTCCTTTTATGATTTCCTGCATACGACACCAAACCCACATCATTTCAATTGGAGAAATCAAATCTTCTCTCCAATATCCGTCATATAAATGCCACATGTTATCCCCTCCTCAAACTCAGGGCACTCCGTCACAGTATACGAGTGTATCATACCGCCCTTTTGCGATTCATACATTCTGTGCCGATGTGTTTTCCAACCGACAACAGGCTGTCTGTCTATCGACCAACTGCACCCTGTTATCTGTTCACCTGTCAGCTTGTCCCTCTTTGGCACTGCGTGTTTGCAGTACCAACAGAGTGTTGTAGCAGCACTGCATTTCACAGCTTCTATCTTGTCTTTGAACACTTCGCAGATAGGGTGCTGATAGTTGACTACTCTCGGACAAAATCCCTGCCTCGTGCCATATTTGCACAGCCCATATTTTCCGTTCTTTCTGCCGCAGTTGTCAGCCACCCTCTCAAAATATTTGCAACTTGTGCAGAATTTGTTGTTAGCCATGTTACTTGCCCTCCTCATACGGACCAAGCCCCGACAGCACATCAAACATATGCTTGATAAATTCTATCAGCTCTTCACGGCTCTTTTTTTCAAATTCCGCATAGGGTCTGATGAATTTTTCCATTTCACGCATAACACGCACACTGTCGTTGAATGCTGCTATCACGTTTTCGTTAGGTTCGCTCTGCTTTATCTGCTTGTCCAGTTTCTGCGTCAATGCGCTTTTGGCTTTCGCTGCTTGCTCCGCAGGGATGTTGTTCAGCGTTGCTGTCTTGTACAGATAATACATAGCCAACCAATATATTTCATCAAAAATATTGCTGTCGTTCGGCAGTTCTTCGCCACGATATGCCAGTTTGTCTATTTCTGTTCTGTCCATTTGTGCACCTCGTCAGCAAGCCCCACAAAGGCTTTTTGCATTTTTTGTTTTGCCGTTCAGAATGTCACTGCAATCGCTGTACGCAATCGCCTGCTTATCCTTTTGAAAATCACCGTATGCCTTTTTGACCCACTGTCTAAATTCCTTTTTGTCCATTTTTTATTCCTCCCATTTTTTTAGAACGGCGGCAGCTCTTCGTTTTCAGCCGTGTCAACCTTTTTGAAACAACCATAGACCCTGCCCCATTCTGCATTGTTACAGCCGATACGTTTACAAATCTGACTGTAGGCAACTTTGATATTGTCCGCTACGTTACCCGTCAATCGGTTTTTTACAATGGCAATTTTACTTTGAAAATCGTCCTTGTCATCGTCGTTGTTTTTGCTATATGTTAAAACCAAATCAACCCTATTTGTGATGTCACCCGAACCGCTGACACTATCTGCATTCAGTTCAATGCCGTCTGCGGTCTTGCGTGGGTGTGCTATCAATATGATAGCTACGTTATATTTGACCGCTATGTATTTAACAGCATTTACAAAATCAGACTGCGCCCGATACAGCTCTTTGCTGAGGTCAACGTCCAGTGCCGTCATGAGGTTGTCAATCAGTATCAGTTTGACATTAAATCTGCGGATAGCTGTTTCAATCGTACCCAGCAATGATATCTTGCCGTCACGTTTTGCATTGTCGCCGTCAAGTTTAATTTCAGCCGTCACAGCTGTGTTGTCAAATATGTACGCCCTATCATCATACCAGTGATTGATTTTGTCAACCACATCATCAGGTATGTCATAGGTTTCATCGCCATATTCGTTGACCGAACGTATAACATTTTGTTTTCCTGCAATCTGCAAATCTAGCCAGCGTTTGAAATGATAGTCAGGCAATTCGCCCGAATAGACGAAAATCGAATACGGATTGCCGTCAAGGTCTGATTGGTCTAACGCATTTGCAATTATCTGTGACGCTAACGTTGATTTACCCTCACCACGCTTGCCCGTGATAACTACCACCTGTCCCATATAGATACCGCCGATATATCGGTCAACATCGTATATGCCAGTCCTGATATGTTCCTGCTTATCCAGGTTGACCGCCTTGACCTGCGATAACTTTTTGACAGCCGTGACAGGTATTTCTTCGGCATTGTTCACGGCATCGCATATCGCTTTGCAGCCGTATTTTTGTAAAATTGCATTTGCGTCCTTTTCGCCAAGATAATCTTGCGCCCTGACAACTTTCAGTTTCTTGTGCGGAAATGATGTTGTAAACTGGTCAACCAATGTTACATGGCCGTGTTCATGGTCTCCGAAAATTACGATTTCATCGAAGCTGTCCACAAAATCATAGCAGAACGGCACCCATGTTTTATTGCTCTGACCGCCTGGCACAGATACCGCATTATCTATCTGACAATCTGCCACCGACAGACTATCTATCTGCCCCTCCGTGACTATCAGCCGATCATGTTTTTCCGTGCATCGGTTCATACCGAACAGTATCGGTTTTGTGTTTTTTTCAAACCACTCTTTTTGATTGTCTCTACCCTTGACAAAATCTGTCTTGCGGTATTTTACCGATACTAGCACGTTATTTTCATCGAAAAACGGAAACATCAGCAAATTGTCACGTTTATCACCGACAGTAATGTTGTATTTCCGTGTGGTGATCTCCGAAATTCCCCTTGACCGCAGGTATTCAACCGCCTTGTCACGTGTGACTATCTTCACAGGCGGTAGCGTGCGGTATTTCTTTTTCTGCTCGTCGTCAAATTCCAGTGGATAGTTGAAATCCCTAGCCAGCTGCACAAAGTGACCTGTCATGCCACAACTGCTACGAAAACATTTGAACGCTCCTGTGTCAAGATTTATAGAAAATGTATCTTTGTCATGACCACCCCCGTTACAGTACGGACAGTATTTGAAATACAGTTCACGTCCCTTGCGGTGCGTTTCTGCATTCAGTGCCACAGCCAGACCGACCACATCATCATCACGCATTGTATATCCCATGTTTTTTCACCTCACTCAAAAATCTGTCCTGCCTGGATTGTCCGTCCGCCTGCCGTTTGTGTGCGCTGCGGGAACAGCATATATTTGTTTTTCTTTATTTATCTTTGTTATCTTTGTTTCATTGTTGTCAGTTGTTTGTCGGTTGCTTGTCACTTGCTTGTCAGTTATTTGTCGGTTTGCTTGTCGCTTGTCCTGATACATATCATAGTTTACTATCGTAAATACGCTATATTTGTTAGTTGTTTTGCTTGTCACTTCGTTTGTCAAAATCAGGTGACGAATTGCAGTTCTTACGTTGCGAATTGATAGCCCTGTTTCTTTGGCTAGCGTACCATAGCTTGCGACCCTCTGCCCCCTGTGAATAGCTTCGCCCTTGAAGCGTTTTTCCTCATAATTGGCGGTCAAAATTAAATGTTCAAAAACAATGCGTGTCGCAGGGTCTTTGTACCATTCCCAGTTCACTATTTTTCTATGTAAAACTATAAAACCATTTTCTAACATTTAATCACCGCCCAATTTCTGAAGATAATCTCGCAAAGCGTAGTATAGTATCGCCTTTATCAGCGTGCCACTCTCTTGTTTCCGACACGCTATGATCGTGATGTTATATCGTGCCTGCCATGAACAGAACGTTGCCAGTAGTGCTTTCGGTGGCATTTTACTGCGATAGTTGTGCAGTAGGATATTTTCCCATAATCTATCATCTTCGACCATTAAAAACACTTTTGCATGGTCTTCAACCGACCGCTTGAATTCACGGTCAAAACGCTCTCGCCCTTTCGTGAAATTGCCCACGATTTCGTCCAAATTTGCCTTACGCTCAATAACAACGCTCTGAGCAAGGCTCACAGGCTCGCTATTAGGTTTTACGGCTTTGCAAGTATAATCGCCATAGTTTAACTTGTGCTGTGTATATGGCGTTTCTGTGGCTTTCAGAGCCTTTTCGATATGCCCCCACTTTTGCTCTCGGCTATCAACGATAACCGAGAACGTTTTAAGTGTGGCGTCAATGTCTATCGGGTGCATCAGAATGGTACTGTGTCATCGCCTGCGTTGATTTCAACGAAATCAGACAGATTAGCGTTCGGATCAAAATTGTCATTGCTGGCTGTTGACGGCTTGTTTTTCAGCTCTTCACGTTTAGGAATGGTGAAATTGCCACTGCGGATATCGTTCGCAGACACGAAGCGTTTGCACTGTGTAAACCAGCCTGTCTTACCGTCCTTTTCCCATTCTTTTTCGTTGAAGAGAGCGCCGACGAGTTTGCCTTTCAACACGTTCTCGTCCCAGTCACGCTCGCAGTCTATATGTAGATTGGCATTTGAATTTTCAAACGCCTGTATCTGCGATTTGAAGTAGCCCAGCGACTTCTTGAACTTGGTCTCATCGCCTGTGTTATGCGGTATGCTCAAACGCATTGAACCCTTCCATTTTTTGTTTTCCCACTCGTCAGGCGTTGCCTTGTACAGCTTGTCGAAAAAGCCCTTGAATTCGCCCTCTGCGATGTCAAACTGAATTGCCAGCCTGCTGCCCCAGTCAGTGGGTTCAACCTTGACGTTGAGAATTTTTACCACATATCCACCTGGCTGGAGCTTTGGCAGCTCTGAAAAACTTGTTGCTTCCGCCTGTTTGTAACCTGTAATTCCTATCATTTACTTTTCCTCGCTTTCTGTGTTGTTTGGAGTTAAATTCCAATACTCTCTGATTTTGGTGTCTACGAATTTCAAATCGTTTTCAATTTCATCGTCGAACATATCTTCGGGTGATTTTGCAGTTGAAATTCCCCTGGATTGTGTGATGAAATAGTGATGATTTTCGTCAGCCGTGCAGAACAGCACGATTGAAAACAGCCCTTCGACTGTCAACTGATTGTCTAGCATCTTGCCAATAGTTTTTGCTTTGTACTTGCCCCCGTCGGTTAGTTCGACGTGGTGTAGAAAATACACGATAACGTCTGACGGCAGGTCATTTATAACAAATTCTATCAGCCGTTCAAAACTGACCGCCATATCAGTGAACTTTCCGTACCCTAGTTCTTTTGCCTTGTCAAAACTGTCAAATGCCATGAGATACTGGCTATCATCAATGGCAAATGCCTTTGATTTCGATTGAAACATAGCCGCCTTGATAACATCATAACGGCTCTTGCCTTTGTTTGCCTTGACAAGTTTTGCCACCGAAAGCGTCGCAAGACCATTGTTCTTGAACGGCAACGGCTTGCCAGCGACGTTGAAAATGCTTATCTCGCCTGGCTTGAAATTTTTGAGGGAACGGCTCTTACCACTGCCACTTTCCCCCTCGATTAGAACAGGTAGTCCCATGTTTTATTCCTCCTCTTTGATTTCCAGTGGGCATTGAGCACCCACGAACGTGTCTGGTAAAAATACGATTTCGTCGGTCAGATTGCACCGTCCTGACCGACGGCTGAAAAATCTGCAATACTTGCAGGCGGCGTATGTCACGCCCTTACCGTCAACAGGGAATGCGGTTTCAACTACCGCATAACCCCTGACATATTTCTGAACGCCGTTGTCAAAACTAGCACTCATAACAGGTTCAGATCCTCCTCTTCATATTCAGCTCCTGCCAGTTCGGCAAGGTCATAGATTGAAATATCGTCGTTTTGGTTGATTTCATCAATCAGAATTTCACGAAAACAGTCCTTGCAATAGTCCTTGCCCTCGTAGCAGAAAACATTTTCGTTTGCAAGGTCTAGCTCGCCCCTGCATTTGTCGCATTCGACCACAGTGTAGTTGCGGTCTCTGCCGCAACATCTGCACCCGTCAGGACAGCCGACGCAATCATTAGCTGTGTAACGCATTAAACCGCCCTCCTTTTATAGCAGAAAAATGCGATACCCCTATACATGAAGAAATACATTCCGTATTCACTATTAATTACCTCAGCACCGACCTCTTTTGCCACCGCCCAAATGTCAGGTGTGAAAATCTGAACGTTTGTCGTGGCATAATCAGACGGCAAAGCGTCACTTGTCATCATAGGGTAAACGCCTTCGGTGACAGTCCCATACTCTTGCGTTTCTTTCATTTTAAGTTCCGTTAATGCCATGACGACCATATCGTCAAGCCTTTCTTTTACTGTCATGCTTTCGACCTCTCCTTTCCAATATCGCTGGTTCTGCTAGCTGAAAGTATCTGCATGGATAAAGCCTGCTACTTTCCCAGCAGCCTTTCAGGTGCTTGCAGTCAAGGCAAGAATAGTTAGTCACTCTGCTCGCCTCTCAGCCTCTCGATATTTTTCTTTAAGGCTACGATATATCCCGTCAGATACCCGTTTGGGTAGTCATTAAGGGCTATTACTGTTATTGCCTTTAGCTCCTCTTGACAAATGTCAAGAAGTGTGCTATCGTTAAGGCGTATGTTATCGGTATCTTTTGATACCTCCGAGCTTGTGCCTGTTGCCGCAGGTGCAGGCTCGTTTTTTATGCATTCAAGAACATTCTTCATAAAATCAGTAATGCAATTACCTCTATTTATAAACGGACAAGCTCCACAGTTGCCTGCTATACAGCATTCTGCTGCAAGAATTATTTCATCTCTCGTCAGCATTCTTCTTCCTCCCACTCAAATCTTCCCTTGCCGCTGTTACGCCACTGACCGATTCCTCTCAGCCTGCCGTAATCCAACCACTCACGCACGGCTGTTTCCATATCGTCTTTTAATATAATGATTGTGAATTCAACCGTCGCTCCTGCAGGCACTGTTTCAGAGTGCGCCAGTGCAACACGTTCGCCCTGCGGTGTGCTTGCTCTGAGCGGTCTCTGACACTCGCCCATACCGCCCTTGAATTCGTATGGTATTTTTCTTTCCTCAATGAAAACAAGTCCGTCAATCTCTTTCTTGTACGCCTTAATCTTTGAGCTTGCCGTGCCTGATACCTTTTTCAGAACACCGCAAGCGTCCTTGAAAAATCCCTTGACCTGATAATCCCACAAGAATGGTGTGCCGTCTTCCAGTGTCGGGAATATCGTCATAGATTTTTCGACCACTTCCGCTACACCAAGTGCGGCTATCTCTTCTTCACGGCTCTTTGCGTCGGGTGCTTTTGACGCTATGTATTCGTCGTGGATTGTGGTTGTTGCGTTTGCCGTTCCCAGAATTTCTTCCGTGAATGTTAGTTTTACTTTGATTTTTTTCATGTTTTCCATTTTTTTGACCTCCGTTAAATGTTAAAATTTTTTCCTTTGCGTGACAAATCTTTGCTAGGCCCTTGCGCCTCTATGCTTCGCAATGCCATAGCTACGCAATCATTTGCCAGGCCATTGCGTTTCATCGAATTGCGTTTCCACGAATTGCATTTCCTTTGCATGGCACCGCCAATCTGAGCCCTGCTATGCCTTTGCCTCTCGTTGCGTGTCAAAACTTTGCCTCACCTTTGCCTATCAAAACGGTGCTGTGCATACCTAGCCTTTGCTACGCAAAACCTTGCCAAACTTTGCATGGCTGTGCTAGGCCGTTGCTTTGCTGTCCAAATCAGCGCCTTCGCATTTCGCAGTCGTTCACAGGTTCGCTTTGCCGTAGCCGTAGCCAATGCTATTCATAGCAAATCCGTTGCGTTGCAAATCTAAACTCTGCCGTCGCTGTTTTCATCGTGACTGTCATCATCACAGCTACTTTCATGCTCCCATTTGTGCTGGTCTATAATGTATGCAATAAACAGTATCACAGCACAAAAAACTGTCGGTATCACGAACATTGCGCCTATCATGCAGGCTATAAACATACCCTCTGACACTTTACCACTTTCCTTTCGTCTGTATCTCGACCTTGACTATGGGTCTTGCAGTTTCCTTCATTGCCTTCTCCAGTTCCTCACGGATTGCGGTTTCTGCGGTTTCTTTTATATTGCGGTATAGTCCATATACCGCTAGAGCGAATAGCGCCACACATAACGCTATTGCAGCCACGAATCTGATGATCTCCAGTGTTGTTATCAGGTTGTTCATCTTCGTACACTCCTTTCCTTGCAATACTCTGCAAAGATTTCTTCGGGGTTCGCCCCGATTATCCTGCAGTACGTTACAATTTGTTCAGCATTCATGGTGCCGAACTGCCGTTCCCACCTGCTCACGGCTGTCTGTGTCATGCTCAGCCGTTTTGCGATTTTTGCCTGCGTGATATCGTTGTCAGCTCTGATGGACCTCAGCCGTTTGGACATCACGTCATTGGCAGTCATTTTCTTTGCAGGCATTGTTTTCACCTCTTATCCGCTGATTTCTAGTGGTTTAATTCCGAGTATACAGTCGGTTGAGACCCCAAAGATTTTATGTAGTGCGATCATATCAACTACTGCAATGTTTCCGCCATTCTGCCAACGGTAATACTTGTTTCTCAACTTGCTGTCGTCGCACGTTCTCATTCCGTTTTCTTCGGAAACCTTTTGAATCAGTTCCTCAACCGTAAAGCCCTTGGCTTTTCTCAATGTTTCAAGGTTTTCGTATTTCATTGTCTCACCTCCTTGTTCTCTTGCTGTAATTACATTATAGTACAAAACGTACTAAATGTCAATACTTTTTGGCATATTTTCAAGTACAAAATGGCATAAATTTTGATGCAAAAAGTTGTGCATAATGCCGAAATGTATTAAAACTATTGACAATCAGTACAATTTGTACTATAATATATATAAGAAAGGAGGGATAAGATGTACGGTAAGCGAATATGCGAACTGCGTCAACAAATGGGCATATCGCAAGAAGAACTTGCCAAAAGGCTTAGCGAAAAACTTGGTGTTTCGATTTCACAAAATTCTATAAGTAAATATGAAAAAGAAACACGAGAGCCAAACAACGATACGTTGATTGCACTCTCGTATTTGTTCAATGTTTCAGTTGATTTCTTGCTAGGTATTACTGACATACGTGATACCAGCATAACCGACGAAATACTCAAATATCTCAAGGTACTTACGGAGGACGACCTTCAAAGTCTCCTAAAAGTCGCTAGGTATTTGAAATGGCAAGAGGAACATCGGGAAGAGGAGCAGTAATGCTCTTCTTCTTTTTTATTTCCTTGATTTCGCAAAGTGTTTTTAAGATCTCTGCAATGATTTTTAATTTCCTTTCTTCTTCCGTCATATGTACTCCTCCTATGACTTGTAAAACGTATGTTCGATAAGCCTATTATATACCATGTAATCACGGCTGTCAATACCCCTTTTATGTACTGTCCGAAAAATCGGACTAGAATAAAAAGATGTCAAAAAGTATTGCAAAATATGCGTGAAAATGCTATAATATACATGAAACACATTATAATAGGCTATGTGTAAATCATAGCATTTTTATGTCATAAAATGCAAGCGTGTTTATAATATCGAACATTATTTGTTGAAACTGAACAAATCGTCAAGCCCACATTTTAACGATTTTGCCAATAGCACAGCCGTTGAAATGCGTGGGTCAACGTTATAGCGTTCTATCTGGTCAATTTCAGAAAAACTAACGCCTGACAGTTCGGATAGCTGGCGCAGTGTCAAACGTTGTGTGCGACGTATATCACGCAGATGTGTTTCGTATATCACATATATCACCTCTAGGGCTAGTATGTCCACCAGAGCCGTGATTATTAAAAAAGGGGCAGAAAACATGGGATTACGTTTTAGAAAATCAATCAAACTTGGCAAAAATGCGAAGTTGAACATCAACAAGAAATCCGTCGGTATGAGTGTCGGTGGAAAGGGTGCAAGATACAGCGTCAACAGTTCAGGGCGGCGCACAAAGTCTGTCGGTATACCAGGCACAGGGCTGTCATATGTATCAACATCGGGCGGCAGGAAATCGTCCAGCCGTAGTTCTCACGGCCGAAAGACGAGTGGCACGTCAAAGGGCGGTTGCCTGCTGGTAATAATCATTTTCTGTGCTATATCGGTTATAGTCTATGGAATAGCGCACCTATTCGGATATAGGCGGCCGACAAAGGTTGAATGGACTAATGACAACTATTCTATCGCACTGAACGACTATAATCGTGACTATAGCCACATAATCTATTTGCGAATCACAGGTGAAACCGACGCAGAGGACGTTGATCCGAAAGATATAAAAATTGAAATCAGCAATCCTGACGTTTGTCAGTTAGAATATGATGATAGCGGTGCATATGTCACCTATGATGTGAAACCCCTGAAAGACGGTTTTGCGGACGTGACTGCCACATATGACGGCGTGACATCTGACCCTATCACGATAACGGTTGACATGGGTGAAAAAGTCACTACTACCACCACGACAACAACTACTACCACGACGACGACAACCACCACCGAAGCAATCCCTGCGACAACTACCACGCAGGACCCAGCAGAAACAATTGTATATATCACGGCTTCGGGCGACAAGTATCATAACAAATACTGCAGATACTATGATGATACCTGCACACCAATGACCCTGCAGGACGCCCAGAACGCAGGCTACAAGCCTTGCAAGGTGTGCGGCGGATAAACATACCGCACAACAAAAAAGCCCCCACAGAGCGACCTGTGAGGGCGTGTACAACCGACCTAGCAAGAGATGATACTATAATAGTAGGAAGTACCCTATTATTCTATCATAAATTGAAAACATTGTCAAGATAATAGGAGGAATTTTACATGGCAACAGCGAAGAAATTACCAAGCGGAAGTTATCGTGTGAGAGTGTACGATAAAAACACCGGTAAATACAAATCTTTCACGGCCGAAACGAAAAAAGCCGCCGAGCTTGCGGCGGCGGAATGGCTGATAAAATGTCAGGACGAAGAAAACCAGCAAATAACATTCCAGACCGCAGCTGAAGAATATATCAAAATAAAAACGCCTGTGCTATCACCCACCACGATACACGGCTATCAGACTATCCTGCGTAACAATGTTGACAGGTTGAAAGATATTCCAATTGATGAGGTTACGCCGCAGCTAGTGCAGGACTGGGTAAACGGTTTGACCGTTGAAAAATCGCCGAAAACTGTTCATAACATCTATGGTTTTTTTACAGCTGTTATGTCATACTATGACGTGGATATACGGTTAGGAAAAATTCGTTTGCCACCCAAAACGAAAAAATTTAAAATTCTGCCTGATGTTGAAACCGTAGTGGGCCTGTTCCGTGGGTCAGATATAGAAATCCCTGTGCTGTTGGCTGTATGGGGCGGTATGCGTATGTCGGAAATACTGGGTATCCGCCGCAAGGACCTATGCGGTGATGTGTTGACACTGTCGCAGGTGCGTGTCACAGTTGGTAAGGAAATAATTGACAAAGAACAGGCTAAGACCTACAACAGTCGCCGACAGCTACGGCTAGGGCAGCCGATAGTAAATCTAATAGACAGCCTAAACCTGCAACCCGATGATTATGTTGTGACCTACACCCGAAAACAGGTGTACGGCCGTTTCGTCAAAGCAATGCGATCGGCAGGCTATCAGATCACATTTCACGATCTACGCCACATCAACGCCAGCATTATGGCGAAACTAAATGTTCCTGATGTATACGCTATGGAACGTGGCGGCTGGAGCAACACCAGCACATTGAAATCGGTATATCAGCAAACGTTTGACACAGACCGCCAGCGTATTGACCAAACCATTGATAACTATTTTCAGGACATATATGACACGAAATGTGACATGAAAAATATAAAACAGCGTAAAAACGTAGTTTGAATAACTTTTGCCGTGGGTTCAAGTCCCGTCACCTCGACCAGTCACTCGCCGTGACGGGCATCGTCCGTCACGGCTTTTTTTATTATCAGAACTTAACGCCGCAGGGAGAGTTTTTGTATTACCTAAACAAGTAGGGTTATGCTTTGAGAAACCGAAAAGCGTAACTCTTTTTATTTTGGTCGAAACGCAGGCTTGAACCCACTGTTCAACGTCCCGTCACCTCGACCAGTCACTCGCCGTGACGGGCATGTCAGTCATGGCTTTTTTATTATCAGAACTTAACGCCGCAGGGGGAGTTTTTGTATGCTCCACATAGCAAAAGTGCCTTATGACTAGCATTAAGGCACTTTACCGATTCAATCTTTCCCCAACCTCTCCGAAATCTCCAGCACAAGCTTCTGATCCTTCTCAGAAAGCCTCGATACGCTGTCCACGATCTTCTGCGTTAGTGCTGGATTTTTGCTGCCATCATCGAAAAACTGCTGATGATAAAGATATAGAGCAGATAAAACGAACCATGCTTGAACGTGTCGAAAGTATCGAGCCTAGAATAAGAGATTATGCAGAAGAATGGCATATCAACATATTCAGACAAAAAGATCTCCGTTGGAGATATAAGAAAAACTCAGCTTATCACTACATATGGTGTTGGCGCTATAGTTGACTTTAAGAACGATACTGTTGTTATCGCTTCTACAGACGATTGGGACTATTCCCCTAATGACGCTGATGAGGTAGAAAATCAAAAAATATTCAATTTTTTAAGGAGCTTCATCAGCTTTATGCTGCTAAGCGTTTGTAGATATCCGCACCACATTGCATACAGCGCTCTGATTATCACTTGTCCTACTTCTTCTTTCCAAAAAACAAATCAAACAGAATATCCACCACGTCTTTTACAAGAATGAATATCACCGCCGCCACCTGTCCCCCAAGAGAGCGGCGGTATCTACACCACGCTACTTTTCCGTAAGATATTCATTTCTGTCAAACAACTGCTCAATTGAAAGATTTTTAAACCTCGGAATGTTGTATCCAAACGGCGAGTTGAGAGCCTTTACAAAGTCTTTCATATAGCCGTGATTTTTTAAAAGATCGTCCTCATACTTTATTTTCTCTTCTTGCTTTGTGTCATCTTCCCTTTTCGTGATGCAGCGCTGCATAACATAATGATAAATGGAGAAGTAAGAATCCACTGTACGAATATCTCCTATGTATTCTTTCAGTTCACGAACTACAGTAAGATGAGCAATACAGTTGCGGTATTTTCTTGTCATGATGCTGTCTGCATTATTGATATCAACTTCAACGCACTTGCGCAGCCGCTCGTTCTTTTTCAAGAACAAATTCGGCGACTTATCACGTTCATCACAAAGTTCACAAAGCGTCTGTGAAAGTATCCTGTAGTCATTTTTCAAGTTCTTTGAAGCCAACTCAGGAATTATCTCCTTATACAGCCCAAAATCACGTTCAAGGCAGTGTATCGCAATAACATACCTTGCATTGACATTCACAAGATTTTTCACCAGCAGATACATGACCGTAAGATAAAGCCCGATAACAGCCTTTGCCCTCTCCTTAGCCACGTTTTCTCTGCCCTTTGCCTGCTGTTTCACATTTTTGAAATCATCAAAACTGATGTTCTTTATCATTCTCGCAAGCTCACTGCGCTTTGCTTCCAAAGAACTGTTCATGTCAGGAAATTCCACACAGCTCTTGTAATAACGCTCTATCTGCGTGTCAGGGATACCCCCAAGAACAAACATGACAACTTTCTCATTCTTAGCCACTTCTCTTATCTTCTGAGCGTTCGCATACTTGATAAGGTATACAAACCGAGAGGACTCGATAACATTGTTTGTTATGAAATTTCTCAGACCATGTATGCCCTTGCCTTTTTCTTTAAGTTTTAAAATCTCGCTTATCCTATCGTCCGTGATATTGTCGTCTATACCGAGTATAGTCAGTGCGTCACGGAACATCGTAAGCTTCGCTGAAGCCGCAGGCTTTCTCATGGAAGCAATGTTCTTTACGATAAAAAGCTCGTTGGTTATCCTCTGGCTGTCATTGAACAGCTTGTAGCCCGCCGTAAGCTCACACTCAACATCAACAGCAGAGCTTTTCATTATCTTCAAAAACTCCTTGATGTTATCAAACTTGCTGATAAGCGTTGTAAGAAGATCGTTTATCTCCTTTCCGTCAAGAAAATATGTGAGCATATATATCATTTTGGAGAAATACAAAAGGTCAGACGCATATTTCTTTTCACTGTCAAGAATTTTCTCATCAAAATCCATGTCAGCCTTGCCAAGCTCCTTGATAGCGTCACCGTTCATGTGGTCGGCGATATTTTCAAAATCATTTCTGAATTTGCCCCAAAGCTTTGCCGCTTCATCAGCATATATCCCCTCTTTTTCATCATCGGTCATTGAAAAACGCAGTTTACGCACAAGAGCTTCGCCTGCGATAACGTCATTTCTGTAGTAGTTGCAGAAAAGCAGGAAATCCATAAGCTTGTACATCTTTGAGCGCACGGAGTCATATTGCTTGTCCTTAAATCTATAGCCGTATTCCTCCAGCATTTTCTCACGAAGCTTTTTGATAGAAAAACCGAGATTTTTCTGAGATTTAAGCACAATGAAATCGTAATAAAGGCGTATGATATCATCAGCCTCATAGCCTTTCATCATATCAATAAGCAAGCTGATATTGACCTTGTTGCCCTGGATAAAGCCCTTATTTATAGAATCAAATCTCTCATCTACAAGATAGTCAAGGGTTTCTCTGTATTCGGAATCAATAATGTCAATAAAGCTGTAAAGGTCTTCATCAAGCTTACTTGACTTATCATGGAAAACACTCTGCCTTATCTGCCCCACAATTGCAAGCATATGATAAACACGCTTTTTGTAAGCTTGCGAAACTCTTGTATCCTTTGTCTTTGGCTCTTCAAGACCGAAATAGCCAAGACGCTTAGTTTTCAGCAGGTCATTGAACGTGCTAAAGCTTTTCTTGATATTACCCTTTGCCTTATCGGAAAGATTGCTTTTATCAGGGTGAGTAAAAACTTCATAAGTATTTCTTGCAGAAAGATACCCCATAAAATCATCATAACTTTCAGACTTCTTTATACCAAGCATATTATTCAGCGCATAAACGATATTCGTTACATACACCGCAAGTATCTTTTCTATATCCAGAATGTTGTAAATAAGCTGGATATGTATATTATCATCAAAAGTTTTGCCGAAAAAGCGCTTTTCAAGCTCCGATTTAAGCCCCAGCATATCCCATCTTACAGGCGAGCTTTCACCGCTTCTGTGAGTAGGGTTTGAAGTATTTATCTCCACTCCGCTCTCATTGCCACGCTTGCTTGAAAAAGTGATGTTTACCTCGTTTACATCACCAAGCTCGATATTGCTGTTGTCCTTTGAAGAAAGCTGAGTTTTGTTGTAGTTATTATTATCCACCTTATCCACCTCATATTCAAGCACAGCAGAATTGCCCTTGCCGAAAGAGGTTATGTACATTTTATTTTCGCTGACAAGAATAGACTTCATTCCTGCCGCCTTTACGGAGGATTTTTTCTTCTCTGCCGCAGGTGCAATGACCTCTGCAGCAGGCATGGCAGCGATCGCAGGAGCAGCGTTATTATTTATCTCAGCCGCTTTGAGCTGTCTGGCTTTTTTCTGAGCCTCACGCAGCTCTCTAGGCTTCATTTTATTCTTTTTTGCCATAAATATCACTCCTTATATTAGTTATCCCTTAGCGCATTGAGCGTTAAGGGATTTTTTATTTATTGGTTTTAGTGTTAATTTTTGTCAATTGGTGCAAATTCGCACCAGTGTAGTAGGCTAAAGTCTATGACAATGCTAAGGTCTATGGTTTTAGACTAGTGCAAATTCGCACTAGTGTAGTAGATAGGTAAAAATATAAGGAAAATAGGGGACGGTTTTAGACTAGTGCAAATTTGCACCAGTATAGTAGTGATATGTTCGAGGACGAGCTTCTGCAAGTGTTTTAGACTAGTGCAAATTTGCACCAGTATAGTAGGTCAAAGTTGACAAAATAATCAATGATATTCTGTGATAAAACACCAAACTTATTTTATCGACGCTTTAACACATATATATTATACCATTTTCAGACACAAATGTCAATAGAAAGTGGCTGTTTTACATAAAGCATTTTCATCACCTCCCGTCTGTTGTTATTTCATCTCATTCCCCTATCTCCTTGACAACTGCGATAGCGCAGTCAAGTACAGCTACAATGATAGCCGTAAGGATCGTCTTTCCCATTTTTATCACCTCCTGTCCTTTGTTCTGTATACATTATACCACCTTATCATCGTCAACAAAAGTGTAATTTTCAAAAACTTTTTTGTCTATGTTTTTGCACATTTATAACGTTTTTACGGCATTTATATCACAATTTCAGCAAAATAATTTTCTATGATATTGACAAAAAGTACATTTATGATATAATGGATACAAGAGGTGATAAAAATGCTCATACTCCCAAGCACATTTCTGCCCAAGCGTGACAAAAACGTACCATATATCGCAGAGGTGCAATCCATACCCCTCTCACCCTCTGCATATTCCGTCATTATCAAGGACAAGTCCATATTTGAAACAAGCCTTTCCCCTAACGGCAGCGTATCAATGTCCTCATTTCTCACAAGTATATTTGATTCAGCATATATCGCATCATTAAAATACAAAAGTGAAAAATATAATGGTATCCCACTTCTGAACGCATTCGTAAAATGGCAGATCGAGGAGATCGATGACGGCCTTGATGATAAAAGCAAGGAGATAATAAAAAGCTATCTTATCTCAAAGCTCTCTGCAAAATACGAAAAGACCAAGACCGAAAATGCAGTGCGAGTAAGGCTCAGCATATGCCGTGACCTTTACGATACACTGAGCAGTGATGACCTTTATTATGAAAACAAGGTGTACAGCTCGACCCTAAGAAGATTTCTGAAAGCCGTGTATGAGGACTATGCCCTGCTGTCAGATTGCGAACGTGAAAGGCTCATTTTCGCCGACAATATCATAAAAATAAATGAAGTCATCAAACAAAACGGCAGCAGATATTACAGCTTCATTTACGCATATTCTAATATGTACAGCCGTGAAAAGCGCCGCATAAGGCTTATCCCATACTGTAGGTTTGTCAATCATATTGGACACTATTATTAAGAAATTCGATAGGCGAAAACCATTTGAGGGGACGCATAGGACGATTGTTTGTTCGACTTAAACGTGCAGCT